GTTTTGCAATCACTGAAGAAGCGATTGAAGATAACTTGTATGACTCTCTGTCATCTCGTTACACCAAAGCACTAGCTCGCGCTATGGCATACACTAAGCAAGTAAAAGCTGCTACCATCTTGAACAACGCGTTCGCTGCTGGTACTACTTATGGTGATGGTGTTGCTTTATGCTCTACTGCTCACCCACTTGTTTCTGGTGGAACTAACTCGAACACTCCAGCTACTGCTTCGGATCTTAACGAGACTTCTTTGGAAGCCGCTATTATTCAGATCGCTGGCTGGACTGACGAGCGTGGTCTTTTGATCGCATCTAAGCCTAAGAAGTTAATCATTCCACCTGCTCTACAGTTTGTTGCAACTCGTTTGCTTGAGACTGAAGGCCGTGTAGGAACTGCTGACAACGACATCAATGCCCTTAACAACAACGGTTCTATTCCACAAGGTTACTCTGTAAATCACTATCTAACCGATACTGATGCATGGTTCTTGATGACCGACGTTCCTAATGGCTTGAAGCACTTTGTTCGTAGCCCAATGGCTAACTCTATGGACGCTGACTTTGATACTGGCAACAGCCGATACAAAGCTCGTGAGCGTTATTCGTTTGGTGTATCCGACCCATTGGGTATCTTCGGTTCTCCCGGCGCTTAATCGCTGTGTAACATGCTGTACTAAGGGGGCTTCGGCCTCCTTTTTTATGTTTGACTTGTATGTACATACTGTGATATGTTTCTGTATATCGGGAAACAATCCGGTGAATCTGACAGGCCCGACTGACGACATGTAGACAGATTTGCCTTAACTCACATGTGAGATTTCTAAAATGGCGAATACTACTTTTTCTGGCCCTATTCGGGCGGGCAACATCCGAAACACCGTAGGCACTACTGTAGGTACTGACGTAGCTAACGTAGGCTATGTTGTAATGACCCAACAACACGTAGCTGACCTATCTGGCGGCGCACTTACTGCATCATCTACTAATATAGTTATTCCTGCGAACTCTAAGATTGTTAACATTCTAGTTGACCTAGAGACGGCTGCTAACACAACTACTAATATAAGTGTTGGTCAAGCGGGTGGAAATAACAATACTTTCATTAACGCTATCGCTTCAGGCACAAGTGTAGGACTTAAAACAATTACCACGCAAGGTGGTGGCACGCTAGAGTGGAAAGATACTGGTTCTTCTGATCTACGTCTTACTGTTACTTCTTCTGCTGGAACTAACGCTGGTAGCGCAGTAATTACTGTAATGTATGCACAGGCGTTTAACACTGCAATTCAACCGTAAGGAGTAGATTATGTCTTCTGACATTCAATCGACATTTATATCTGCGGTAGTAGCAAGTGCAACGGCTATATCCACAGCGGCGGCGGTAGGCAACAACGCAGCACTCACGCTGACCGCTAGCCCTTACGTCACTGACGCGGCTAGAAAGATCACTATCACTTGTGCTGGGGATGATGATGCTATTTCCTTTAATATTGTTGGCTTAGATCAACTAGGAAATGCGGCTACAGAAAATCTTGCAGGAACTGACGGTGGTGTATCCACTAGTGTTGGGTATTGGACTTCTATTACTTCTATTACAGCAGTAGGCGATCCTGCGGGAAATGTAAGTGCAGGTACTTCTAACAGTGTAGCAGCTCCTATATTTGGCGGTAGATTACGCCTAAAGGGTTTGTATGCTGTTAATACAGCTACCGCAGGTACTATTACATTTAGAGAAACTAGTCCTACAGGCAGCGTTCGTATGCAGTTTGCTACAGTAGGCTCTGCTACTACTTCTGAATACCCTGATGTACCTGATGATGGAATACTGTTTAAGGATGGGGGATATGTAGATTTCTCTCCAGTTAACATGTCTTCTATAACCGTGTTCTATGCGTAAGTACTATAAGAAAGGCGGCGGAGTGGGCATGAAAGGTATGTCCATCAGTAGTGGTGATAAACGCCCTACTAAATCCGGCGCGGGTATGACCGCTAAAGGCGTAGCTAAGTATAGGAAGAATAACCCCGGCTCTAAGTTAAAGACTGCGGTTACCGAGGATAAACCAACTGGTAAGCGAGCAAGTAGGCGTAAGTCTTACTGCGCTCGTTCTGCTGGACAAATGAAGCAGTTCCCTAAAGCGGCTAAAGACCCTGATTCAAGGTTGCGGCAAGCTAGGAGACGATGGAAGTGTTAGGAGAATAACATGGGTAAGTGTGGCGGTAAGAAGTATACAGAAGGTGGCCCAGTAGTCCCCTCTAAAGAAGAATTTGAGGCTATGTCTCCAAAGGACAAAGCTGCTCGAAAGAAAAAAGCTATGATGCAAAACTTAAATCTTAGCCCCAAAGAAAAAATAGACAAGGAGAAAAAGATGAAAGGTAATACGAAGAAGATGAATATGGGAGGAATGACTTCCCCTATGATGGGCGCTTCAGGTGCTCCTGAGTCTGGCCGCAAAAAGCCTATGATGATGCCCCCTAAGCCTAAGCCCGCGCCAAGAGCACCTTATGATGACTCTGAAATGGGTAACGGCCCTAAGCCTAAAGTAATAGTTGATCCTGCTAAGAAAAGCCCTAAGCCTAGAATGAAAAGCCCTATGGGTAAAGGCGGTGATATGCCTAGAATGAAGAAAGGCGGTAAGGTTCGTGGCGCAGGAATGGCTAAGAAAGGCGTACGTGCTTGTAAGATGCGATAATGCGTAGTTACTATCGTAAAGCAACTAGCGCGTGTGGGTACAAGGAAGGTGGTACTGTAAAAGACGCGTGCTACACTAAGGTCAAGAAGCAATACAAAGTGTTTCCATCTGCGTATGCGTCGGGAGCTATTGCTAAATGCCGGAAGAAAAAGGCTGGTAAGTAATGCGTAAAAAGATACGCAAGACAGAAAAAGGCGCATCTTTAAAACGTTGGTTTAAAGAAGACTGGAAAGACGTTAGCACTGGCAAGGCTTGTGGTAGAAAAAAGGGGGATGGACGTGGTACTCCATACTGTCGCCCCAGCAAACGGGTATCTGGGAAGACTCCTAAGACCTCTGGCGAGATGTCTAGTGCCGAGAAGAAAAAGAAGGTAGCTGAAAAGAAAAGGTTAGGACAACCAGCAGGAAAGCCTAAACGAGTATCAGCTACTAAGCGGAGTAAAAAATAATGGGTATGGGCGTTAAGCACTATAAAAAAGACGGAAAAGAACACAAAGGCGGTCTACATAAGATGGCTGATGGCAGTCTTCACACGGGCAAAACCCATACTAAGACTAGTGTAAAATTGTTCCACTATGGCAAGCTCTCTAATAAAGCCAAAGTTAAAGCTAAATCAGGATGGGGTAAATAATGGCTACATCAGGAACTACAGCGTTTAACATGGACTTCACGGAGATTGCCGAGGAAGCGTGGGAACGCGCAGGCCGTGAAATGCGCTCTGGGTACGACCTAAAGACTGCCCGTAGGTCTATGAACCTGCTAACTATTGAGTGGCAGAACCGTGGCATTAACATGTGGACTATAGATAGTGGCACTATAAATCTAGTTCAGGGACAAACACAGTACCCTTTACCCGCAGATACTATAGATTTATTAGAACAACAGTTACGTACAAACAGTGGTAACGTAGCTACTCAGTCTGATCTCACGTTAAGTCGTATTAGTGTAAGTACTTACGCGTCTATCCCTAACAAGTTAACACAAGGTAGGCCGATACAACTATATATAGAGCGTCAGGTAGATACCCCAAAAGTAAATGTATGGCCTGTACCTGATAACAATAATTACGTTCTTTACTACTGGCGTATGCGTAGAATAGAAGACGCAGGTAGAGGTGTACAAACTGCGGATATGAACTTTAGGTTTTTCCCTTGTCTAGTAGCGGGACTAGCTTACTATATAGCTATGAAGATACCAGAGTTAGTAGATAGGGTTGGCATGTTAAAATCAATCTACGATGAACAGTTTGAGCTAGCCGCAGGAGAAGATAGAGAAAAAACCTCCGCTAGATTTGTACCTCGTATGGGATACATGTAGACATGGGTAGTCCGTTTGCTTCTAGTAAGAAGGCTATAGCCTACTGTGATGTATGTGGTTGGCAGTATAAGCTAAAAGAACTACGTAGCCTTATAGTTAAAGGTAGAGATACTAATATAAAGGCTTGCCCTGAGTGTTGGAATGGCGATCACCCACAGTTAAAGTTAGGAGAGTTTCCAGTAAATGATCCGCAAGCATTACGTGATCCTCGCCCCGATACAAGTTTGGGAGAGGCAGGAGACTTTAGTAGTAGAGACATTCAGTGGAGTTGGAATCCTGTAGGTGGTGGAGTTGACCCCTACAATTTAACTCCTAACAAATTGCTAATTAATGGTAGTATAGGCCAAGTTACTGTAACAACTTAATAGGAGATATATTGTGGCGCTTAAAGGTAAACAGTCTAAGATGGACAAGAACAAAGACGGCAAGATTTCCGGTGCTGATTTTAAGATGATGAAGAGTGGTGGCAAGGTAAAAGACGGCTACGCTAAAGGCGGGAAAGTAAAGATTCGTGGCACTGGAGCAGCAACTAAAGGCTTGTACGCTCGCGGCCCTATGGCATAACCTATGAATTATACTGAACTAAAAGCTAATATCGAAGATATTTGTGAAAACACGTTTACAGCCGACCAACTGGCTATGTTTACGCAACAGGCGGAGCAGAAGATATATAACTCTGTCCAATTACCTGCGCTACGTAAAAATGTTACTGGTACGCTAAGTAATGGAGTTCAGTACTTAGGTACGCCCTCTGATTTTTTATGGTCTTATTCACTAGCAGTCATAGACGGTAACGGTGATTACACGTACTTACTAAATAAAGATGTTAATTTTATACGTGAAGCCTACCCAAGTAATTCAGGTACTGGGCTACCACAACACTATGCTTATTTTGATGACGATTCATTTATTGTTGGCCCGACCCCCGACGCTGGATATGCTATGGAACTCCACTACGGATACT